GACGACATGGTCAGGCAGGGCTTTATCGAAACCATGATTGACGATGATGGCGTCGAGCGCTACAGGCTCACCGAACTCGGTCGCCTGGAAATGGCTTTTCACTCGGAATGAGCGTTAAATGCTCAGCATGTGGAAATGATGTGGATGGAGAATCCGTCAATCATCATCTTCCGGATGCGGGTTTTGTTTTGCCATATCAAGAGTTCGGTTACTACGGCGGGTTTACGGACACATTCGATGACTACTACGAAAAGCCACGTGAATGGCTTATGTGTCACGACTGTGTCGTCAAGCTGCTGGAAACCTTCCCGCTTCTCGCTCAGACAATCCCTCGTGGTGAACATCCATGCGACAGAGAGATTCCATGTTGCAACTGGGCTTGGCGTAGTCATGAAGACGGATTGCAATTCGGCAAAGATGGCCAATGGGTAAATGACTAGGCAGCGACTATTCCTGGATATCAACTGCTTGGAAGCAGCCAGACAGCGAATACGGCACGTCTACGACACCTTTGACACTGTCTGCGTACAGTTCTCCGGGGGCAAGGATTCCACTGCAGTCCTATACCTTGCTAAGGAGATACATGACGAACGAGGCCTGGGGCCGGTAAAGGTCATCTTCCGCGATGAGGAGATGGTTAGCCCGATGGTTCTGGATTTCGTAGAGAAAGTCCGCAACTACGACTGGGTGGAAATGGAGTGGTATTGCCTCCCAGCAAGCGCAGAGGTCTGGGTATTAGGCCGAAGGGAGTATTGCCTCCTCTGGAGCCCTTACAGAGCGTCTCAGGGCCGTCTGACGCGTGATATGCCCTCATGGGCTATCCGTGCAGAGCACTTCGGCTTGGACCCCTCTGAGCCCATCCCAGAGCCATACGACTACTACATGATGCAAGGCAAGGTGGGTCGCACAGCGTTCATCACGGGCGTCCGCGCGAATGAGTCCATGATGCGTTATCGCTCCCTTGTCCAGAAGTTACATGAAAACTACATCGTGACGCCATACCGCCTGAAACGCTCCATCCCGCTTCGCTTTGCAAAGGTCATTTACGACTGGACTACCGATGATGTCCTCAAGTTCATATCTGAAGAACACAATGCCGAATACTGCGAGTACTACGACGCTGCGGCTCTTACCGGTTCCAATACGCGCGTAGGTATACCGCTCCACTCTGTCGCGATTCGTCGCCTCGGTGATGTGGTTGCTACGGAGCCGGAGTTCTATGACCAGCTTTACCGTTGTTGGCCACATATCGATGCTCAGCGCCGTATTTGGGCGGACTTTGACTTGGAAAAACACATCATGCAGTATGCAGATGACGGGTGGGACGGTGTACGCCGTTGTCTAGAAGAAAATATTGTTACTCCGGGTTTGAACACTCGGGCAAAAGCGTACTGCGCGGAGTTCCGTCGCAAGCACGCCAAAGACCCGCGGTCTTACCCAATTCACTGGTTGATACGAAACCTCCTTATTAGCGAATTTGCGAGTCGAGCAGTAACACCAATTGGTCCGGGTACACGTGCGTACACAATCCAGCAGGAGATAGAAGCGGAATGAGAGATTTCGAAGAACTAGACGGTGATGAACTTGATTACTGGCTGGAGATGGCAACTGAATATCTTGTGGCACATAACATAATTCCGTTGAGCGACGAAGTGTGGGCTACGGATAAGTACATGGATAAGATTTACGCAAAAGCAAACGAGCTATGGGAGGATGAGCAGTGACAACGAGGGACACCTACGATTTGGAGCAAGCAGAACTGCTCGACTCTTTTGAGCGCATGAAGGAAGTTTGGCAAGAAACCGCAAAACAGCATGCGGCGATTCAGGTAAGTTTCTGGAAAGAGCTTGAAGACTTTAAGGCTTGGTGGGAACTTGAGAAGATTTCTTCTTTGCCCGAGGCTTAATACCAAGAGCCTTGTTACACCTTGCGATTTCTTTATCCAGAGCAATAATCTCTTTGTGTATTTGCGCTAACTCTTTCTCAAGCTGAGCAATTTCTGCATCTAGGTCTTTTGGCATAACTGCATCATACATCGAACACGTTGTTCTGAGGAAAAGCAATCCTTCTTGCTGATTCCGGGTCAAGGTATACCAAAACGTACAAGAGATTCATACCCTCTCCTTCATCACCAATCACAACATCGATAGTCTCCGGAGAAACTGCCAATGCATTCGCTAGGCCGGCACGTATAAAGCCAATCTCCTGTTCTGTCTGAGCAATGTCTTCTGCGATGTCGTCAATCCACGGCACCTCGATGGGCGGGTCAATTATTGTTGGTCGCGCCAAACTGCTAAGCATCGATTCTGCTAACCCGGCTTTCACGCAATCAAGGCAAGCAATCTTCTTGGTTGATGCGGCGCGTTTGCGTATCTCCTTGTGACCGCAATCGAGCTTATGTATGTACTGAACCTTGCTCCACTCACCGGTCTTGATTATCTCAACCACGGAGCGCTGTGGAGCGCTCTTACGGTTACTGCTCATTGAGGATTTGGTCTACGAACGCATCAAGATGAAGCTGTTCAACGATGTCGACAACACTCATGTTCTTGCCGTTTGGGAGCTCCACATAGGTTTTGCACAGTTGGTCAAACACATGGTCCTCGGTAAGCAGCTCCGTTGAACTTGCGGCAACAACGAATGTCTGTATTGCCTGTTTGCAGGCCGGCACGAACTCGACGGAAACGGGCGGGTAGTGGTTGCTCGTTAGATGCCACTCAAGGGCCTGTTCTAGTTCGGCATATTGCGCTGCGTCGTAAGCGTTTAGGTATCCCATTATTGCTCACCGATTCCTTCCTTTAAGAAGTCCAATACTATCTGCTGTGCGCTTGCGGTTTCATTAATCTCAGTGCCCTCCGTTGCCGCGTTGACAACCGAGCGTTTTGAATCAATTAAGTCGAATATCTCTTGGTCTATTGTTCCGTTGGCAATCATGTAAGTTGCCATTACAGAGCCTTTCTGACCGAGCCGGTGACAACGGCTGTATGTTTGGTCTACGTCCGCGGGCGTCCACGGTAACTCCACAAACAAAACATCTTGTGCTGCGGTAAGAGTGTGTCCGGTCTTTGCGGCCTGCATGGAGAGAACAATCACCGGAGCCTCATCGATGCTTCCTGTTTGGAATTTGGCTTTATGTTCCTGAACGTCCTCAACGGCCATGCCACCTTGAATCTTTAGCCCGCAATAGTGGTCGGCAATCATGTCCACGATTTCTCTATGGTGAGCCGCGACAACAACCTTGTCTCCGGATGCAATCTTGCCGTCAATCCATTCGAATACCGACTCCATCTTGGCTTTCGCGGCTAAACGGCGTAGTACCGATATCCGAACAAGGTGTTCGTTGGCTTCTGCACGAATCTTTGCGTGTACTGCGGCGTTCCAGATTGACGTACCCATCTCGAGAGCGACTTCTTTGGCTCGTCGGGTGATGTACTCGATAATGTCACGACGCGCTTGTTCATACTCTTTCATTCCGGCCGCAGAACCCGACACAACAACCTTGGAGTGGCGAACTGCGGGTAGGTCTAGAAGCACTTGGTCTTTGGTCCTACGGATGTAACACGTTGCACGGAGAGCGTCGTTCAACTCTTCTAGGTTTGTCGCGCCATCTATATGCCACTGTCCAAACCGGTCACGGAATGCGCCACAGTACCGTCGGTAGAAACCCCAAAGTCCGCCAAATTTATTTAGTTGTCCGAGAATGTCGAGTTGCGGTCCAAACTCGGCTGGCCTATTTGTTATCGGCGTGCCGGTAAGACACAGTACAAGTCCATCCTTATCGGCTGAGCGCGCCATCTTGATGGCTGACTTTGTTCGTTTTGCGGTCGGTGTCTTTGCATAATGTGATTCGTCGAATACGTAACTCGTGAATCCGGTTAGCGACTTAACCCAGTGGTCGATGTTTGAATACCCGACAACAATTACATCAAACTTGTTTCGGTCGGGAAACTCTGAACGATTGGCTACGGTACCAACGCTACGGTGTGGAAGCCACTTATTGAATTCATCGCGCCAGTTAAGGACAAGTCCGGGTGGACACACGATGACCGCCGGGAAAGCATCCGCGTACTCAAGTGCTGCAATTGCCTGGATTGTCTTACCTAGCCCCATGTCGTCGGCAATAAATGCACGTTTTGCGTTTGTCGCGTAAAGCACGCCGGCTTTTTGATACGGGAGAAGCTCGCCATTGAGCGAAGGCAAATCCAGCTCTGCAGAAGTCGATTTTGCGGCTGCTATCGACTCCGTCCGCGCGGCTTCTATCTGTGTTGCCATTTCGCTTATTTCACTTGGGACTTCATACCCAAAGGATTCCGCGAAACCGATTACAGAACGTACTGCGGTTAATGGAGCCTTCCATGCTTTTGACTCAGCGTCCCACGTAACTCCTGGTACTCCTTTTACTGCTCGAACGCGTACTGGGTCATAGCTAAAGCTCATGAACAACCAATCGTCCAAGTGGTAAACACCAGTTCTTTGAACCGTTTTATCGGGAAGCGTAAAAGTCAGCACGTCGTTGTCAATGTGAAAGTTGTGTTTGCTGGCGAAATCGCGTGCTTGCTGGAGACTTGACATCGGAACTCGCCACACACGGCTTACCTTGTCCCACTTTGCGCCGTCAATCTTCTTGATTTCTGTGACCTGCGCCGCGTCATACGGGAAGTCAAACACCAAATGGTCGTTGGAGAGGGCGAGTGTTTCGGGCATCAACGTCATGATACAACTTGCGGGGCTCCAATACAAAGCCCGAAAACCAGATGTTGTTGCGCTGAGTTCTTCGGACTGACACGAGGCGACCTGAGCGAACGCAAAGAAAAAGCCCGCCTGCGGGGGGCGCAAGCGGGCTTCTTGTTTTCTTTTGCTGGCTGTTTTATGCTGCCATTATTGCGAGAAAAATCATGGTACAAACTACGGTATACGACACGCTAACTCCCTTCTTGTAGTGGTCAAAACGATAGTAGCCACTTGCTTAGTAGTTGTCAAGCATTGACCTTCGTCACAGACACGAACACAAAAGTGTGCAAATGGTCACAAAAGTATGTTATCGGTATGGTTCCAAGACTTACTCATCCGTCTCGGTCTTGGCTGTTAGAGCGAGTCTGAACGAGTCAGCACTGTATCGGATGACCAGCGGGTCAGTTCGTAGCCGAGCGAGTAGCAGCGTGAGGAAACATTATTCAAAGCACCTTCCAGCGCATCAGTTTTTTCCTCTGTCCATGTTGATTCGGCTGCTTCGGCTTCGGCTGCCTCCACTAGGGCTATCAGTCGGCTTAGAACAAGTTTGACTTCGCTTGCTCGCTTCGTCAGTTTCGTAATGTCGGTTTTTGTTGTCATGTGTCAATACTAGGGGCATTTATCGCCCATGTCAAGTTCTAGACTGTGCAGTTAGGCACACCCACCTGACCACCCACCCGTCGGACTTCTCGACCTGCTTGCCGCCTTGGCCGCCAGATGGGACTAGGGACAGCGCACACGGGCGGGACTCCCGTGTGCGCTTGGTTCTTCTTCTGACGGTGGCGTATGAAGGGCGTGAACGGGTACAGCAGAAAGGGCGAGCGCACCTTTCGGCACGCTCGCCCTATTCGGGGGGGTGTTAGCCGTCAGAATTCCGAGGCTAGTTGTATTGCTAGGTGATTTCCATTGCTAAGATGAGCAAGCATTAGCTCGTGAACCGAGCGCAATTCGCAATGCAATGCAATGGCGTCACCCAAAGCGATTGCCTTGTTGAGCGCCGTAGCGCATTCCGACAAGTGCGACACTAGCAATGAACATTCGGCTGTGAGTCGTTCTGCATCGCCGTCTTCGACGATGTATTCGCCCTCATATCCGCTGAATTTCATTAGATACCCCCTTTCTGCTCACCATTCTAGGGGCATAAGTACCCCACGTCAAATTTTATTAGTGAGACATTGGACACACTGCTATTCTGTGTCGGGCGTCACACAGCCCTATCGTGTGTCAGCGGTCACATCTTACGTGTCGGGCGTCACACAGCCCCATTATGTGCCGGCGGTCA